ATTGGCGTAAGCATTACCAGAGATACCGACCACATTGGCGTAAGCATTACCAGAGATACCGACCACATTGGCGTAAGCATTACCAGACGCACCAACCACTACGGTATAGGCATTGCCAGAAATACCAACCGTATTAGCTCGGTCACTACTACCATTTGCCAAAAATCCTGCATAGTTATTTGCAGAAACAAGACCGGTATTAGCATTTCCGTATGCCGCGTTAGCAACATCAAAGGCAGCATTTGTTAAATTATAGTTTGCTTGTGCTACTTGTAATGATGCTGCGGCATTACCTAAGATTAGCGTCACGGATCCGTTTACGTTATTTGCTAGTGTAAATGCCGCCTGTGTTTTTGTATCAACGGTCGCTGTGTAGGCATTAGCACTATTGGCCATAAAACCAGCATAGTTATTTGCCGCAGTAGTAGATACATTGACATATGTATTACCTGAGATACCAACTACATTAGCATAGGCATTACCGGAGGCACTCATTGCCGTGGCATAAGCATTAGCGGAGGAACCTACAACGTTAGTATATGCGTTAGATGCTGCCACTGAAACGTTGGTATAAACGTTAGATGACAAAGCAACTAAGTTAGCATAAGTATTACCTGATATGCCTACTAAATTGGCATATGTGTTTCCTGAAATACCTACAACATTAGCCCAAGAATTTACTGAATTGGACATGAAACCTGCATAGGCATTAGCTCCTGTACCGGTACCAACATTAACTGAATTTGCCATAAATCCGGCATAGTTATTGGATGAAAGTAAACTAAGTTGAGCATTGGCATTTATTGAGGCATAGCTAAATGCTGCGTTGGTATTTATGGAAGTATAGCTAAATTGAGCATTGGAATTAATAGAGACATAGCTAAATGCTGCATTGGCATTTATTGAGGCATAGCTAAATGTTACATTGGCATTTATGGAGGCATATCTAAATTCTGCATTAGCATTAATACTATTTGCCATAAATCCAGAATATGCATTGGCAGAAACAAAACCTATATTAGCATTGTTGTAGGCCGCATTTGCAACACCAAAAGCAGCATTTGATGTAAGATAAATTAAGTTTGATGTGTCATTTAACTGATTTGAGTAAATGATTACCTGGTTAGTTTTAGTAACCCAGGTTTGGAATGTATCAGTGAGGTTAACGTTTGCAATTCCCATTTACTTTACCAGTCCTTTTAGCAAGTCTTTGATTTCTTGTAAATCATTCTTTAATTCCGCCATTTCAATCTGCATATCGTCAATTGCTTTTTCTTTTTTCATGCGTTTCTTATATGCAGCTAAGGCCTTATTATCTCTATTTATAAGAATGCCATCACGTTCTTTATAAATTCCAGGTACTTCTGTCTTTTCCATCTTATTTTCTCTCAGGAATATAATCTTCTTCTACATAACCTCTTCTATACCAGAACTGATTCCTTGATACTCTGGTCATAGGGCAGTTATCAGAAATTCTAAACTCATCTACCTCACGATTAATAGACAGAAAATGTTTAGCATTTTTACTAATCTTTTCAAGGTAATCCTTGGCGGCCTCTTCACCATATGTTGGTAGACCATCAAAGTTAACCACTAAATCATATTCACCTGTAAACTCTTCTGGAGAAATCAACTTAATGTTATGGTTCTCCAAGTTAGTATCTAAGAAATACTTTGCTGAGGTTGAAACGGTTGGTAAGTCCACCATGGTAATATCTGTGAAACCTAATTTATGCAGATAAAACTCTAAATGACCTACACCACCTCCGATATCAGCAATTTTAATATTTCTTTTGTTCCAATAACTCTCAGCAATTCTAACTGCTACACCAAGGCACATAATGTCACGGTCGCTGTATAATCCGTGGTTTTCTGTTTTAATACCGAAATGCTTTCCTTGATACTTTGGTGCGTTCAACTCGTAACCTGTAAGTTCTTCTAGCAGGTCCATATACTTGTCAGGATTCACCGTATAAAATCTAAGAAAGTCATTACTCTTTTGGTATTGTTCTGGCGAAAACATCGGAATCAAACTTGTAGCCTGCATTAGCGAAAGAAACTTATCATAGATAGCAAAAGATGTATTCTCTTTTATTTCATCTTTATTCTGTACCAATATATCGTAAAACTCATTACCTTGGGCCGTACCATGACATAATGGTTTTGTAAACATAACACTCAAGTAATCATGTAGATTATCTAAGTCTCTTTCTTCAAGATAATCTACAAATTCCATATGAGTTGGTACAATACTACCCCATGCTACACTATCAGGTACTACGTTTTCTTTTCGACTTTCAAAGTAATCACATACACCTTCTAGTATTTTATCATTCCTTTCAGGTATCTCACCCCATCCGAATTCACAGGCACCTGATACAGGAGGGTTATTAATCATTAAAAACCCTGTAAACATATTAGAAGGAAGCCTTACAGGCCAACTCATCAATTTCAATTCCATCATATTCTATTCACCTTTCATTACATTTGTAGTGCGAGAACCCTCAAGTCTGCTACTCTTGGTACAATCGCAGGGTTTGTTGCTGTTATAACAATCTTAACTGCGAAATATTTATACCCTGTGTAGGTCGTGGTACCAGATGTATATTGTATCTCTTCGTTAGGTCCAGTTTTTAATGATGCCGGCGGAGCAAAGGTAAACTCTTTATAGTTATCTCTATCAGCAATAGAAGAATATACTAAGTCACCATCTGCTTGCTTTTCCATCTCTATCCAATTCTTTCTGGATATTGTTTCACCATCTTGTGCATTAAGGAACTTGATATAGACTTTAACATCTGTTCCTGGTGGTCTATATGCTGTCAAGAAGATAACAATATCTTCAGCATCTTGGCCATCAGCAAGTGTTACTGTCTGGGAGATATACTTGTTAAGTGCCTGACCACCTGATTGGCCTGTTTCACCATCTGTATTAGCATTGATTAAGTTATCAATGTAAATTGTATGTGTTGAATCTAAGTCAAGTAATGGAGAAACATAATTGGAGTTACTCTCGAATGTTACTCTTACTCTATTTGAGCGACCAACACCATTATTGATTTCTGTTGTTTTACCATAAATCACCTTTTCTTCTGGGAAGTAGAATGTCTCAGAAGGATGGATTTCTTGATATCCTGCTGCCGTGGTTGAACCATTAGCATAGGTATCCATCTCATAAGAAATGGCGGTCTTTACGAAATCTAGAACATTTGGTTCAAAACTGACTGTAGAATAAGTATATCTACCTACGGATTCAATAGTTGCTCTATAATTATATCCCGAATCTCTAACACTCTGGATAATTAAGTTGTTAGCGAAACCACCAGTTGAAACCACAAACTCGGAATAAGTAGCAGCACCAGTTTCATTATAATAGGTAAGAATCGCTGTGCTATTGGCAATTGCCGATACTGTAGCAGAAATACCTTTATATGCACCGTTGCTGGCATAGTATGCATTTACTTGTTCGCCAATAGTGTATCGTGTGTTTGACATCGCATACTGATTAACACCAGGAAGAGAAACAACGCTACCGTTTGCTTGGTTTCCTGAGGTTACACCTCTGATGACATCACCAACTGAGAATGTACCATTCGCGCCTGTGACTGTTAATACGTCACCGGTGATAAAGTGGTCGCCAATTCTGGTTGAAAGTGAAGAACTAACATTTGCTAAGATAAACTTTTCAACAGGTTCATTACCAATTACGAATGTTGCTGTTCCTGTATTAAAGTTTGCTCTATAGATTTTAATAGTCAAGTCAACATCTGGTACGGCATCCCACTGTTTATTATTTGTTGTTGAGAAGAAATCTCCTAGTTTCTGTCTATCTGTAACAACAGTACCTGTGTTAATATCGGTTTCACCGATTCTAGAAATCCAAACTGCGGTGTCAGGATCAACAGTCAGTCCACCAGGACTGAATGAATGGACAACGAACGCATATGGCTTATTGTTGAACAAGAATACAGGAGATGGGAATCTTACCTGTGTTGGATTATTAATACCATTTGTTGATACATTAACTTGATTATTTTCAAGATTAATCGCTGTTCCAGGTACTGTCATATCTGTAATCTGGCCTGCGGCATCCATTTCTCTAATTTCGAACCACATACCACGGGTAGCAGATTTTCTCTGGACGAACACATCATAACCGGTACAGAAGATACCTTCTTCATCTTCTGGTGCTTTGACCAAGTAGGTGTAAGCAACGCAGCAGTTATGGGCAACGAAACCTTCAACAATATATGTCTTGTTACCATCGGTATTCAAGTCATATACTGCATAGTCTGGATCAAAATCATGTTTATCGAATTCAATCTCAATGAATTCTTCTACAAGGTTGCTATCAACAAGATTGAAGATTTTTAGTAAATCATCGGAGTTAATAGGTGTTGTTCTATTTTCACCAATGAGGAAGTCTTTATTGGTTGTGTTCTTATCATTAAGAACGTGTTCTGGATCCCAAGTCTTCCAACCCTTCTTGGTTAGGAATAGATGGTCATCAGTTGTATAGAAATCGTGACCCTTGAATTGAATCATCTTTCTATCACCAACATTAACTTTATTGTTTCTTAGAACGGTATTGACATGTCCGTTATCACCAATAACTTGGTCACCTTCAGCAACGTCACAGATTGCTTTCCATGTAAGGTCAGCCATAAGAACCTTTGCTTCTGGGTTAAAGCAGCAATGGCCTGTCTTTGGACGTGGTGGAGGTGAGAAGGTGTTTGGTAATACAGTGGCATTTTTTGATGTAAAGGATTCACTTGTTGCTTCACCAGATTTAACATAACCGGCAGTTGAGTAAACAGTTCTTTGTAGTGTCTGTTTTGTGCCATCAGCAAAGAAGTATGCTGAAGCAACTGTTGAAGCATCTGTTTCATCCAGTGGATCTTGTGGATTAGCTTGAATGCCATCCATAATAAGAACCGATCTCTGACCTGTTCTAAATTTAGGTGTATCAGCAGGTAGTTTAAGTAGGAAGTAAACTGTTCCATCTGGATTCACAATTAGATCGGTTGGTGCTCCTGTTGTACCTACCGCTAGTGGGTTTCTTGCAAGAGCAATAGGATACTGTAAGGCAGTGATTGGTACCACAAGACCCTTTTGCGACATATTAATACCGTCAAAGAATACATTCATGAAACTATAAGGCTTTAGACCTGTAGCCTTACAAACCAATTCTTGTGCTCTAATATAAGGAATAGTAGCACTTGAAATTAATTTGTTAGGACCGGCAGCAACATCGGTGCTATAGTTAGCGAACCAGTTAGTACCTAGTCGTGTATTGTTGAAAACTGTTTCTAGTGTAGCAACATCACCTGCTTTTGCATTCCAAGGGTCATTTGCGTTACCTGGAGCAGGTTGAGTGGTCCATTGTGCAGCAGCCTGTCTCGCAGAGGCCTCTGTTGTATATGTACCAATATATTGTCTTGCTGCACCTTGACCACGATAGAGAGCATAACCTGTAACGGTTGCTTTCCATCCTTCCCACGTTGTATTAAGGAAGTTTTTGGTATAGTTTGCTACTTGGTCTTGAGATTCGGAGTTCGTGATTGATATTAAGGCCCCGCCCCAAGATGTTGATTGACCAGCTAATGCTGCGCCAGTTGATGTATTAATTCCTGTAGGAACCGAACCAGTAACGGCGCTTGCTGTGATACTAACCGTTTCATCAGGTGCTTGTGTCGTGTCAACCCAAATATCTTGAGGTGGTGATATTGTCAAAGTGCCTTGATATAGATAAGTGCCTCTTTCAAGGTTTCTAAAGTCAGTAACACGAGGTTGCTGGAATTGCAATACGCTTGTGTAAGACATAGTAACTTTATTATTACTGAGTGTTACACCAGTACCAGAAACATATTGATAACCAATAGAATCGGTGCTGAATAATGGTCTCATGGCAAGTTCGATTGGATCCATAACAATTCTAAAGTCAGGATCAACACCCTTTGCTGTTAGTGATGCATCTTTAAATGTGTCGATGAAGATACCGTTCTTAAATCGGTCAAGACCTTCAGCATTAACAATCTTCATGTTTAATGCACTCTTTTCCAGTAGAGTGAGTGAAGTATAATACTCAAGGTTCTTAATTCTGTTTTCTAGAATACCGATATCTCTCATGGTATAACCACGGACCGAAACTCTATTAGCGGAGCAAGACAAGTCTTTTCTACTTAGAGCACCGGCATAGGCAGGTGAAAGAGATGGATATGGAACCATATTAAGGATGGCCAGTGTCATCTGTGTATCGGTTGCTATTGGTACAATAGGATTATCTGATGATACACCTCTTGATACAGCAATACCACCATCTTTATTGATGATAACAATATCTTTTCTACCAAGGTAATATGAATAATCATAAATCAATTCCGTTGAAGGAACTGGGAAGTGCATACCACCGGCAGCAAAGTTATATGTTGTAGATGAACTTGATGGGTTGGTTGTTGCACCAGCGACGGTTGTTGCATCGGCCGCTGTAATAGTTTTGACTGGTCTAAAATCTAACTGATTTCTCAAATCATATCTTAGATTTGTTACAGGTGATACATAAACAGGAATATTTTCTGTTCTGATTGTTGACTCTGTAGCAAGTGCTGAGTCATCCTGAATATCATAGGAATTTACAGAGAAATAACCAGATTTACCAGAATAGACAGGTGTGAAATAATCAAGATATACAAGTAGATAATCTGTAGAACCTAGAGTTAAAGCAGGTGATTTAGTGATGGTCGCCAAATCGTATAGCGTATCTCTTTGTCCGTTATCTACGGTAAAATATTTACTGACATCAGTACCATCTGTATATGATGTAGGTGCCGAACCAGTTTTCTTAACAATGTTTCTTACTTGATAAACGTCAGAGAAACCTAAACAGAATGGTCCTGTGGTACCGGCCGTGGCACAGTTAATCTTAACATATCTTCTAGGATTTAATGTTTTAGAGGCCTCAACCGAATCCGTTGAAACCAACTTGTATGATACAGTGACAGGAATTTGAGATGAATAACCTTCTCTCAAATTGAATGTCAATGTTGTCGGTGTAGCAGAAACGGACCTTTTCGTTCCTGATGTGATACCTTTTCCTGTTAGATTTACAATGTCACCGTTTTTATATGCTTTGAAAACCGTGTTTGTGGAAACGGAAGCAGGTACGTTATCATTTACGGTTATAACTGTATCACTTGTAATAGCGGTAATGTAATAGGTATTTGATAAACCGGAAATCTCAATCTTATCACCAACATTCATATTGGTAAAAGATGTACCAACACCGGTTAGAGTTTTACCACCACCAGAAGATGTGACGGTTGCCGCGCCCCATAGTGGACCAATGTTAATTGAGGTATTGAAAGTCATCTGAAGGTCTGATAGAATATCAGTATCAGACATAGATGCTATTGTGCCGTAAGGCAATTGTTCATTTGTAGGACCACTGATGGTTACGGTACAATTACCGGTGGTGCTAACAAAAAGTGAGGATGAAACACCAGCAGTTTTACTAAAGTAGTAGATTGTTGATGGATTATTCAAATCATCTCTAACTGATTTTGTATAGTTAGAACCAACATAATAGAGTAGGGGTGCTTGACCAATGGCCAAAAGCGAGGTGTTTGATGTTATATTGTTAGCACCAAGAATATCGGCACCCATATCGGCAATTGAAGCATTATTGTAATACACGCTTCTGACCGTCGAGAATGTATTGCTACCTAACATTGTTATATCGGATAGGTAGATGTTATAAACAGCATCAAATCCTTTTACACCAGAAACGTATTCTACAGCATTAACAATACCAGATCCGATATTGTTGCCTGTCTGTGCACCAGTAGACCATTTTTGGTTATACGAAAGATTATTTGCTGTAATTCTCTGATTTACTTGGTCATAGAAATAAATTCTTGAACCTTGATCGGCGACCCATGAACCAACAAATTCATTTGCTTGAACATACTGGCCCATTGTTGTTGATGTAATCTGTGAGGTTACATTCTTATATTCGAGAGGTTTAGGAACGTTAATTTGTGTTTTGCCATTATTATTGACAGCATAACCTTTAACATATCCATAACCAGGGTCTACTGCAACAACCATAAGTTGGTTATTACCATTTGCACCAGAGTAACGGCCAAAGTTATTTACAGGTGTTGTAACAATTTCGTGTTCCTGTAATTGGACGTTTAGACCTTTAATGACATAATCACCGGATTCATCCGATGTTCTTTTTGCCATAGCATCACCAAGAATATTATATTGTGTTTTTTCATTTGAAATATGAACAACACCATTTTCAACGGTGAATAGTGTTACGAAACTTGCATCTGTATCAAAGTCGTAAGGGACAACATCAAGTACCGGTGTTAATCTAAGTCTATCAGCACCTGGCGCGGAATAGTTAGAGGACTCTTGTGCAGGGTCTAAAAGTGTAGAGTCCTGAGAAGAGTTAATAATATCCTCGGTAACATAGAAACCAACTTTACATGTTGGATTTGGACTATATCTGTCAAGGATAATAGATTGTGTTGGGAATGAAATGAAATGGTCCTTGGCGAAGAAAACACCTTCATCAATTGTGAACTGAGATGAATAACCTGTATTTGAAACCGGATCTGTATTGAGAACGACACATGTTCCTGCATTGGCATTGAACAATGTTTCATTAGGTTGAAATACTCTAATCTGTGAATTTGCTGGTGATGCACTAAGATAAGAGATATAAAGTGTTTTTGTATTTGTTGTGGTGCCGTCGGTATCTAATACATTAATAACCTGAGCTTTAATGTTGCTGGTATTACTGACAATTGTTTCACCTAACCAAGATGCAACATTTACGGAATTGTTACCTGTGTCCACGCTCTTAATCTTAACATAGTCGATTGGATTACCTTTTTTGTCTCCAACATTCATACGGAATGTAAAGGCACCTGGTAGAACAATACTACCTTCCTTAAAGATGTTGCGGCCAAAACGATAGATTTGGGCCTGCATCATTGACTGAATTTGAGTTAATTCTCTTGCTTGGACTGCGTAACCTGGTTTAAAGAGGATTCTATAATAATCTGTATTTGCCTTAAAATCATCATAATAAGGTGATACATCGAAATCTGTAGTCAATGCTGAAGCTATATTAGAAGTATTGGCAACCATTTTTTATTCTTTCCTCTTAGAAACTTAGAACAATTTTGAAATCTTCGTTTTGGTCCTCTGCTCTTTCAATGGCAGTAATGTTGTCCTTATATAGGAGATATCCTGAATAGGGACTATAATCTGGATCACTGACAGAACCTACATATCTTGATGCGGCACTAGTGTATCCAGTGATAGGCTGTGCTAATGGTAATCCTTTAACATTATTTAATTTTAATATAGAATTTGCAGAATCCCATGCTACCACCAATGCCGTAAATGTTGCGTTAGCGAGATTAGGTCCTTGATAAACAATTTCATCTTGTAAATAATTTGTTGTAGAACTTGATTCACTCAATACGATACTAGTGGCTTGTGTAAATGCTAAATTTGTTGCGATATTTGATGTACCAAACACTAAAGGATTTTTTAATAATGTTATCTGTCTATAATCATTTAGTGTTGTGATGAATCCATTCTCATCACCATTCAATTCAACGTTTAACATAACATAGGAACCACCTAGTTCATGCAAAGCATCTGAACCGTGCCCTCCTGGAGGACTTATAATCGCTCTAGATGTAGCACCGGTACCTACTAGAGTATTAATGGCAACATTTGCATAAGTATAATTTGATCCAAAGTTATCGACAACAATACTTTCTACTTTTTGAGACTGATTATTAACAACGGCATATGCATTAGCAAATTGACCGTCACCTGTTATAACAACAGAAATAGCATTTTGATATAAGTATCCGTTACCTTGATTTGTTACTAATATACTATTAATTGCACCGAAAACGGCGGTATCTTGAACTTGCCATTGTAAGGAGTTATCATCCAAACCTAAGGTTCTAACAGGAATGAAACTTTCTGTAGTAAATCTTAACAAATCATCATTATTTAAGGTATACATGTATTTCCAATAATACTGATCGGCGGTTTGGAATACGATACCAGGATTTGTTGATGATGGTTTGTAGGTAGATGGTTTACCATAATTATTGGCAATACATTTATAAACGTTAAAATCATCCGTAACGACATAATGAGCGGTATTAGCACCCTTAGTTAATGAATTTTGATTTTGGTCGTAGGCAATATATGTGGTATTTGACGTCCAATTGATTCTAGGAATAACATGTCGTAAGTCATTGCCAGTTATTAGTTTTCCACCAATCATATACCTCCATGTTTCATAGAAAGATGTTACAGCTGTATTGGCCTGGTTGGGATTTAGTTCATTTGTCCATGGCGATTGATATCCAAATGTTAAATAAATATTATCATCATTGAATGACTTAATAAATTGTTCTGCTGAATGAACCTCAAGGTCTTTTGAATATACTGATGCCATAATTTCTCTCTTAGTTATCTTCTATTTATATGCCAAATCTACCGCGATAACGGTTGAAGCTGCTTATAATATCGTTGTTTGTCAAGGCTCTATTATATACTTGGACAATACCAATTCTTCCGTTCATTGTATTTGATGAATCGCTTCTAGAACCTACGTAGAATGAATTCGCTGTATCCGTGGCGCCATTGGATACTCCTGGTGTCATATCAATAAGGACGCCATTTAAATAACCTCTGACGCGAACACCATCGTAGGTAAATGCCGCACAATGCCAGGTGTTTGCATTAACGGTATTAGAATAAGCTAGGATGTTGTTTGCCGTTCTAGGCCAAACAACGACCTCCAGGTTATTATTTTGACTAAAGAACTCAAATCCTCTGGTTTTTCCAGCATTAGATTTAGAAACAATGGTCTTGGGTTGTGAATTGGCCTTGTCCTGATAGAACCAGGAAATTACAGTTAATGCATTGGAAACATTTAAGGAATTTGCGTGTGGCATAATGATCGTGTCATTAGCACCGTTAAACTGCATTCCACCAGATGTTATAGAAACGGTGTTTGATATAATTGCATACTGATATGTATTTGCTTCATTATACCAAAGATTTGCATCTTCTTCCAAACGTTCTGCCGAATCGAAGGAAACAATCAGACTATTTGTGTTTACGCCTGCCTGAACTGATGTATTAATAACATTGACAGTATTCATCAATGTTTGGTTATTATCTACAAATAGATATTCACCGAATACTTTAAGACCGGCAGGATGGATAAGGTCAGTGAGTGCTTTTCTATACTTATTAAGAGATTCCTCAATCTGAACAACATAAGAGTATTTTTGGTAATAATCTCTGTCTTGTAATACGTATGGTGAACTTGGCTGCCCTGCTTGGTCTAGATAACGACCTGGGTAGGTGTAAACACCTGTCACGATATTTGCATATGCCTGAGCAGTTCCGTCGCCTTGTGTAGAAAGGTCTAGTATTGGCGCACTTACATATCCTAGTCCACCAGAAATGATTTTAAGTGAAGCAATAGAACCGATAACATTTGATTTGGCACTTAATACAGAATTATCACCTATGGTTGCTGTCACAATAATATTTGCCCCATTACCTGTTGAAGTCTGAATGTTAGCAGTAGGGAGCATATCTGCACGATAACCATAACCACCTGGGATTTTACCTGGTTCAGCAAAGAAGTTGACTTGAGTGATAGTACCGTTAGCATCAACTATTGATACTTGAGCGTTGGCACCAATACCATATGTTCCATAAGGATTGTCAAATGTTATCTGGTCGCCTGCTTGATATCCTAGACCACCATCTACAATGTCCATTCGACCAAGAATACCCATAGAACGTATGTCAGTATTTGAAAGTGCAGAAACGGATGGTAATTCAACATAACCACTACCAGGATTTATGATAGCAGTAGAAACAATTGGTCCGCAAGGACCATATGTCCAGTAGGCCATTGAGTTTGCTAGTAAAGAATTGACATTAGGTTTTTTAAATACTGTAAATGAAACGTTAGATAAACCGCCAGGGAGTCCTGGGTCGATGGTTAATTCCCAATAGTCTTTAT